CCTGAACTGCTGCAGAAACTACAAACTTTTTGATCGGGCTAGCTACTCCGATACCAACACTGCCATAGACCGACAATCCAACATTATCCCTAATATAAAATCTATCAGAAAGATATTCAATCACACCAGATTCTTCTGCAGTTAATAATGCTCCTGATGTAAACTTTAAAGGCGCCGTTCCTGCTGTGGCTGTTCCTGCTGGTAAATGAAGTCTTGCTGTTGGACTATCTGTTCCTATACCTACATTGCCGTTAACGTCAGCTGTAACAACCCTTAAAAACCGAGTCCCATCTGATACATAATACTGTTTCGTATCAGTAGCATAAGCAATCTCTCCTTCCAACTGATATGGAGCAGGGCTCGTAGCTGTTATTTGAGCCTCAGTTCCTCGTTTTGCTCTTATTGTAAGTGGTGTCTTATTTAGTCTTGTCATATTAATATTCCTGTATCCATACAAGGACTGTCTGGTGCTAAATTAAAGTTAGCGTTTGTAGGGTCAATCATTTTAGGGTCTGCCGCAACTGTTCCATCTCTAGTAGGATAATTTGAATATCCGTAAACACAATTGTTAGAACTATCATCAGATATTATAGAGCTTGAAGATTTTAAAATTGATGTATCCCCTGCGTTCATAAAGATATTATTTTTTATTGTGTAAGTAGTTGAATTTGCAGTACTTCCAAAGGGTATTGCATAGTTTGGAGTTGCAGGATTATATACAATATAAAATGTACAATTTGTAATAGAGCAACTCCCATAAGCCCCATTAATAATTGTTCCATATCCAAAACTAGGTGAATTATAAGTAGTTATAATATTATAAAAAAGACAACCCAAAATATTAACTTCAGCAGCAATTTGTCTGATTGGATTTTTTAAATACCCAGCAGAAGAAAAATCTGAGATTATACAATTAGTAAGATTAAGAGTCTTATAATAAATGTATAAAATCATAGAATCAGCTATATTAGTAAAATGGATATTGCTTATATTCATTAATGGAGCTGTTGTCCAAGTAGCACCAGCTCCTCCACCATCAAAAATTGTAGTATTTGCGTCAGCTCCTGTTACAGTTCTTTCTGTTCCAAATGTTTGAGCTACCATTGGGTAAGTTCCTGCTAAACAATGTATAGTATCGCCAGTTGTTGAATTAGAATAAGCATAAGCCATGGTTTCCCAAGGATTAGCCTCAGAACCATCATCTGCGTTATCTCCTGTTGGTGAAATATAATATGTTGCCATTAGAACGTACCTCCGTCAATTTGTAATGGAACTTGATAAGCCCCGATACTTGTTTTGTATTGTTGGATTATAGGTAAGCCGTTTAAATCTAAAGCATTACTATTTCCTGAATTAACTTCTATCCAAAAATCAAATCCAACTGGCTTGTGTTCTAATTCATAAGCTCCACTGTCATCTTCTCTAAATCTAAAATTAATAACTATGTCGTTCCATACTTCATTTAAGTAAATCTGAAACACACCAGCATTATTTCTAATAGCTCCTTCAACTTCGTCAGCAACTGTACCTACTTGGACTCGAGATAATAACTTTTTAGAGATATAATCAACACCATATCCTCTAACATCATTAATCTGTTCTACACCAATGTCAGTTAAATCTGGATTATAATTCTGGAATGTTTCAGTAACTAAAAGATTTTTAGGCTTTAATCTCTTATTAGTATCATCCCAAAACATTTCAGAAGTTTCTGCATAAGTCCATTTACTTCCATTCCACCAAGCAAACTGACCCGTAGCTGTACCATCGTCTATATTCTTACTTGCAACTATCAAGTCTTCAATAGTTTTTAATTGAGTCCCTATGTTATCTACCTTTACGCTCATTTGGTCTCTCCACGTCTTTCCAAATAATCCTTTCTACAGGAGTATTTATCCATTGTATCTTTGGAACCTCCACAATCTTTTCAACAAGTTTAATATTCTTAAGCTCCTTCATTTGTTCAATAAGCTCAGGGACAACCAAGCTCAATTTCTGTGCAAGCTCGATGTATTCCTTCACTATTCCAATGTCTTTAATTGAGACTACTTCAATTTCTTTCCTAGTAATAACTGGTTGAATATACTTCTTCTCCTCAATAACAGGTTTTTCATAAATCTTCTCTTTAATGATAGGCTTCTCACACTCAACATTTGTAGCCACATATTTTATAGTTGTCCTTTCTACAGGAACATACCTGAGTGTTTCCACTTCCTTCTCGACAATCTTAGGCTTGATATATTCAACTTCCTTAATAATTGGTTTCTCATAAGTCTTTTCAATTAAATTAACCTTAGGAATATCTACAATAATTTCCCGCTTTTTCACTAGGACATCTGTAATCATAATTCCTTTTTCTAGCTTCTGTTTATCACTGTGTCCTGTATCCTGTACTCGTCCTCCGCTTATATTATGTGGCATCGCCGTCTCCTATTTTATAGTCTCTACTGTTACAAAAATATTCATGGCTCTAGTAGCCACATTGTGATAAGTGAATCTCAAGCTCTCACCTGGATTAACAAGCTCTAAGGAAGCGAGGTCAAGTCCTATTGTTACTTGAGCACCGAGATTATAAATATTAGTTGCTAACTGTGCAACCACCTTGCCTCCGGCTGTGCTTGTGGTGCTTACATGAGCAACTGAAAAACTATCCTGTGCATTGCCTCCACTTGATGGAGTTATACTCATGCCACTTACTGCAAAATTATTCGCCGTAGGTGATATAGCTAGCAAATAATCTCCAACGCCTGAACTTACAGGAAACACATAACCAAAGTATGCGCTACCTCCAATTTTTACTCTTTTCGCCAATGCCATTGTTTACTCCTTAAGGTCTTGGTACATAAACTACGCTGTAGCTCATGGTTCCAGAATTAGATAATATTAGATTAGTGAAAGCCACAGGTGGAACAAAAACTAGGGAAGTATAGTCTGCTGTGATTGCTACAACCTTTGAGAATTTAGCAGCCGTGCCGTCAAGCACACTTAAAGTCCCTACAGCTCCACCACCTAGAGCAACTATGCAAACAAGGCCTCCTGCGCCAAGAGTGCTACTAGCTGTAGTTGCTGTTGTCATTAAAGCATTTTGTTGCATTTTAGTCCTCCGTCGTTATTTCAATTATTGAATTATTATTCCATGCCATACAATGGGTCGCCTTCGTCTGCAAAAGGGTCAGTCCAAGGTGATCCAGAAGTAGTCATCGTTCCTACTCCAAATGGTTCGCCCTTAGGCTCCCAGTCAATATCTCCAACAGCTCGAATGCATTCTAGCAAGGAGGTCTCAAACTTCCCTTCCCAATAAGCCGCGAGCTTAGTTTCTTGCAAAGCTAGCATAGTCTCAAGCACCCCGGCGACAAGAACAAGATCATCTTTCTCGTCAAAATCACTTGTCTGAGAGCTAGTACTGAATGAAGTAGGCCATTGCGGGTATCGAATATGCAAAGTATAAGCGTCATTAGGAATTCTAAACAGCTCAAGGTTATTCCCATATCTTATATAGATAGAGGGTCTGTCTGTAGTAAATTGTGTAGGGTCAGGGATTTCTTGATCAAAAGTGCGCTGGATAGTTCTTGTGAGAGTTCTGCTATTCGCGCCATCTATTAATCTTATACTAGCTATGTCTTTAGGGCGTGTAAGCCCCAAGTTATTATCCCCACTAGAAAGCGGATAGGTTTTTAAGTCAGCCACGGTAACTGCTCCAGTATGAGTCTTATCAAGCTCGTTAAAACTATACCTGCGTGCAATCCTAATCTGCCCAAAATTTAAATACCTAGCCTGAACTCTAGTCTGTAACTCAGCAGCAGATACAGAAAGCGAGCTCACTGACTTCTTTATTATGTCACATATCTCTGTAACAAACTGGTCTCTGGTTAATGTACCTGCCATTATTTCTCCTTTGGTTTCTCAACCTCGATTAACTTATCAAGTTGCCCGATAACTCCTACCCATCTCTTAAGCACTCCACTTTGACCGCGTTTTTTAAATACATTTCCTAGACGGCTAAGTTCATGCTGTAAAGCCGGAATATCTTTCTTTTTTAAAGCTTCCCCAAAATGCTTATCGAACATCTCAGGGCTAAATTGAAAGCGGACATTGAGCATTGTGTCCAGCAATTCCTGGTCAACACCATTGTACTCGTTGCTCATATGCTTGCGCCGAACATCAACATCATGACTTGCTAACTTAGTAGACTCAGGTTCACTTAAATTCTCCGGGTCTTCAATCCCAAGTTCCTCAGCAAGTTTATAATAGTTAGCATCATCTTCTATATAATGTCCATAGCCAATAGTTTCTTTCTCTTCCCCTTTGCCTCTGTATCTTTTAGCCCTATATCCTTCCGCAGTTTTTATAGTATCAAGATATGGGTAAGGCGCTAGGTCTTGTGAGAGCTTCAACGGTGCGGTGTATTCATTAGCTAGCGCCTCTACTTTTTCATTCCCCATAAACTTCTCCTTATTTACTTTTAATTATTAAGCGTTAATTGCCACCCAAGTTCCTGTCGCTGCAACAGCAGTGCAAAGAAACCAATTCTCAGAGCTTCTGTCTAGGCACATTTGTCCTATCCTGTAAGTAGCAGAACCCAAGCCTGTACCTGTTGCTGTGGAGATTAGCATCATATAAGGATCACGCCCGTTAAATACTTTGTCTTTTAAATTGCTCTTTAAACTCATCTTATGCTCCTTTTTGATGAAATGTTATTTCTGTTGTTAATGCTGCAAGTCTCTTAACTTCTGCAGCTTCCATTTTCTGAGTCATGAAGAGCTCATGCTTTTTAAGTTCCTCAGGCTCCATTATAACCAATCTTGTTGAATCTTTTTGCTGGGCATCTATTAATCCCATTTGATGCCAGAGTGCCCGATTGTGTACTGTGATTCCACGATGGTTTAAGTAAACCCCAAAGTGTGCAAAATACTCAAGCTTCGCACCAAGCACCAGGTCTGCGAACAAACTATCAGTAGGTGCGTCTGGAGCATTTACAAACCAAGGTCTTTGTATCTTCTCAAACACCGAGGTTTTGATTAATGTAAAAGCAAATGGTATTAAATCCACAGGTTGTACACCAACACGCTGTGGAATAGGAACTTCGTATAGTCTCAAAGGTCCTTTCATTCCAGGCTGGTCGGCTAGTTTAGTCGATGTATCATAGCGTCTAAAAGCACACATTGAATAAGGGAATCCACTTGAATGCATAATTCCACCTATTACATCTTTATCTGCATCAAGCAGCTTTAATAAATCCTCAACTGTTACATCATAGATATCATCATCCATCAGAAGTACATGACTGCATCCTGCCGCTATCGCAGTTTCTACAAAATGAATTTCAGCTAGGGCTGTCGGCTGTCTATAAGTGAATTCATAGCCTATGCTAAATTTCCTGCCACCCTCTGCCTTTTCTTGATGAAGCATCAACTCTGTCCAGAACTTTAAAAAGCTTGTTGCAAACTCATTTGACCATGCTAATATCGGCACACCGATTAGTATTTTAGCACCATGAATTTTAACCACTTTTGATACTATAGCTTTCTCGTTAATTTTATCGCCTTCAATTTTTGCAACCGACATCATATTCTCCTATCCATTCCCAACTTAGTTAGGGAGGAAGGAGGGGCGTGGGATACCCCTCCAACCTGTTAAGCAGTAACCTATGGAGCAATTACTTACGGAGCAATCGTTATGAATGCTAGCGAAGCATTTGTTGCTGTGGCGTCTTCTAGTAAAACACCAAGTTGCTGATATTCCTCACCAGATGTAGTATCCACAGTATCAATACAACCTGTAGCACTTGCTATAATCGCATCACCTTTTGTAGCTCCAGCAGAACCAAGAATAGTACAAGGTCCATATGTAGGCATCCAAAAGTATTCACCGGATGCTACAGCTATGCCTGCAAACCCTACTGGGGTATTTCCTGCAGCTGCTGTGCATTGGACAACATCTTTATATATGTTTTCTACTACATTAACATACTCAGTTACAGCTAAAGCTGATTTAATAGAATCATATAAATACACAGTTCCATCTTCAGCAGAAGCTATAGCAGCATGAGATTTTATCCTATACATCTCGCCAAGCCTAGCGGCAGTTCCAGTAGTTATATACAAGTAACCTTCAGCTTTCTGATCCTTAGTCCAAGCTGCAGAAGCAGTAATTGTAACTGCTTTTTCTCCAGCCGGAGCTGCTGCACCTAGTGCTGCACTATCTTGATTCGCCGCAGGTGTTTGCACACAATTCCATGGTGCAAGTGTTCCAGCTGCTTTTGCATATCTAAATACTCTATCGCCTACAACTTTACGTGAACCAAGTTCTGCAAGCTGAACATCAGAGGTTTTATAAACAGATTGCCCGCCCTGCGGTGCATTAACCTGATCACCTCTCCAGTTAACTTTTCCAGAGTCATCTACTTGTCCATCATATCTGTTAGTAATATCTCCTGCCATTTAATTATCTCCCTTTCGGATTTGTGCTGCCTCAAAGGGCTCATTGGCTTGAGCCTTAGGGGTTAAGCTACTTAAGCTGCTTGACTAGTTAATACTCCGTGACATCGCCTTTTATCAACCCATACATTTCCTCTTTGTACAATCTGAGTAACAACATCTTTGTACTGCTGAGGTATTTCTTTCCAAGGACCCATTGTCATATTTGCTGAAGGGTCAATGGTGAAACCTAGATGCTCACGGTCAATATAATATGTATATCCAGTCGTGCATTTCGGACTCCATATCCAAATCGTGCTCATGAAGGTAATATGGTCTATGCCAAGGTCTACAGCTTCCTTGTTTACTACTCTTACTCTCTCTAACGCTTCAGCTTGCCCAAGCTCATATGTGGTCTGGTCGCTTACTAAGCAACTAGTGTTTCCCCAACGAGAACAGGTGTTATAAAGGTTAGTCATATCGCTTTCGCCGTATACACTGAATGCTCCACCAGAAGTCTTTTGCTGATTCTGCCAGATTTTATTTCCCTGACCATCAGTTTGAGTTGACTGGTTTATGCCGTGTATTGTAGAACTCGCTGTCGGTGTAGCGGAGATTAAATATGGCAAGCCATTGTAATCATCTACACTCGAACCACCTGTGTTAGACCACAATGCATCTTCAACCGCAAGTTGCAAGGTGTCTTTCATAGTGTCAATCTTAGCATTCATGAACTTGATGTGCTTTGTCTGACTGCCACCGTTTACTTTATCATCTACCCAATACCTTACTAACTGGTCGCCCATGTTCTTCCAATAATCATAAGCCACAGTTAGAGGATCGAAATCGCTTATCGTGAATGTTGCGCCTTTGCTAAAAAACTTACTAGTATTAGGTCTCGATACCTTCAGGGGAATTTCAAGCCTACGACCATCAGTACTCTCGTACTTAATCATGCCTTTGCTATTAAGAAGTGCAAGTAAGCGGTTCTTCTCAAAAACCTGGTCGACTACATTTTGCCGTCTTTTAGCCCAAGTGCTAGTATATAATCCATTGAGTTGCTCTGTTAATGTTGCCATCTGTTTCCTTTCTTAGGTTTCTATCATGCTTCACTTAATCCATCAGGACCCACATTCTCATCCCAGGCTTCATTAGCTGCCTCGTCTGCGGTATAGGTTTTATCTCTTGCCTGGGCTTTACCAGAACTCTTGCCTGGTTTTTCTCCACCAGCACGCTTGCTCTTTAACTTCTGATCATCTGTAACTCCAGCAAGGGTTTTAACTCTTTCCTTTGCTGCGTCATAAAGTTCAGCTAAAGTATCTTTCGCGTGCTTGGCTTCTAAGGAAAGCCCATACATAATTGGTCTTACTTGCTCGAAGTCATCCTTGTGACCTGAAGCAAATTTCGCTACCTCTTGCTTACTAGTTGCATCACTTTTCGCCTTCTCACCATCTTGGTATGCATTAAGCTTCTTGTCTATCCTAGCTTCTGCATCTGTCATAGCCTTGTCATATACCTGCTTCTTGGTCATGTGATCAAATTCCTTATCATCACCAGGAGCGGGCTTTAGTTCTTCTTTCTTAACAGGCTCTTTGCCCGTTTTCTTAAGTTCTAAAAAGTCTGTGTAATCCTGAGTAAATACCTCAAGCCTTGCATCCTCTGCTTCTTGCTTAGCAGCATCACGTTCAGTCTCTGCAGCTGTTAGTTTCTCTTCAGGAGTAGGTTCATTCTCAATAATCTCTTTGCCATTCTCATCAACTGCCATTGTTCTCGCCTTTCTCTTTCGTGCTATCTGCTATAGCATTATCCTGTCTTAGTTTAATATGGTCGCGAAGGATATCATATTTCCTCTTACGCCATCCTTTTTTAATCACCCGCTGGGCTGCACCGAACATGAGACCATTCCAAGGTCCTTCAAAAACTATCTCCGGAGGCTTGCCATCAGCTATTACTACATTGAGCTTGAGTACTTTACTATCTCTAAGCTCCTTTGCAAATTCATTTTCTGCCATCTTGTCCTCGCCTTCTATCTATGCTCATGTGATTTCTTTCCATTCCGATTTACTTCTTTCATGCTATGTGCATCCAAACAGCCGCGCTTTTCTAGCTCACGGTGGAATTCTTCTTTGCTATTAGCTTTGAAAGGCTTAGTGCTGATACCAAAATGCCAGCCGGTAAAGCCTTTGTTCTTTCTTGCATCATGTCTATCTCTAAGCTCTCGCTCCTTGTGGTTCTTAGCAAGATACTTGTCATAGTTATAATTATCTAGCCCAGTACTTCCTCTCGCCATTATTGCTGCCCTCCTAAGTTCTGTTGTCCTTTGCCTTGCATCATTCCTTGTAATTGATCCATAGGAACAGCTTGCTCAGGATTTTTCCCAGCACCCTCGCGCGGGAATAGAAGCTTAGGGTCAATCCATTCGAAATTTGCTGCATAGCTTTCAAGTAAATATTTCATATCAAGCCCAGGAAGCTTAGCTGCCATTTCAATAAGCTCTTTGCCTTCCATTCGGCGCACCTGAGTATTAGATGGCATTGCTTCTTCAGGATCTACTTTGTAATCATACTCTGCTTTAATCTGAGGACCGGTAAAGCGTACCCAATACTTTGCGCCATCAGCTCCAATAATGCTGACAATGCGTTCCGCATTCCATTGTGTGAAGACTGTTTGATTAAACTTCCTAGCTACTTTCTGTACTGTGTCAGCCATGATATCGCGCCGTTCGTCTATTCGAATCATACTAGCTTGCTTAACTATCTGAGCTTCTGTTGCAGTTCTGCGACCCGAGCTTTCCTCGAAGCTTCCCATTTGATTTCTGGAGAAACCTACTACTTCACGAACATCTTCTCTCACTTCTCTAGATAAACTAGATAACTCAGGAGGTACATGGGATTGAAGCATAGCTACAGCCTTGCGGATATCGCCGCTAGCTCCGGCTTTAATTCTAATCATAGCCTTGACATTCCCATCAAGTATTTTCTTAGCCTCGTCTTTAGTAATAGCATCCTCGTCAACCAGGACTTTTAAAACAGCCACACGCCTGTGATATCTGCTCATGGTTCTTATGTCATTAATTTCCCTTTGCTGCTCGATGATTAGTTTAGCATCAGGAGTCCACCAGAAATAATCCGGGTCCTCGTTGAAACCAAGCACATGCGCCGGTAATCCCTCTACCTGCATCTCGTCCATCTCGTCGCGTAAAAAGGTCGGGTGGTCTAGACTTACTACCATCACTTTGCCTGAGCGTTGATCATGTATCTGCCACAGTTCAACATATTCATTAGTAACATCTTCTTGACGATTCGGATTCCTACCACCTTCATCGCTGCCACCGAGCTTGGTGAAATAGTTTGCTTTTAAATGCGCAACCCCCTTGTATTTCTCATCTTCCTTGATATCTCTCAAAGGGCGCATTACTCTGAAAGCGAACCATTGAGCGGTTTCAAGGCTATAGCAACCCCAAGGGACTATGAAGTCATTTGGATTGCACCGTAGAAACCAAGGCATGCCAGGAGTTACATTGTAATTATATTCTATCTTGTCTCCATCTTTAGCATAACCTGTGCCAGTGCTACCATCGATTATAGGATTAGTATAACTTGAGTTATACCCATACTCACTATCATAGCCGAATATGCCTGGACCTCGACCACATAGATAAGAGTCAAGAACCATGGATTTCAATTGATACTTCAAGCCTGATTCTCTAATCATCCAATTATCAACTTGTTCAAGCACACGCGCTTGCATAGTCATGCCTGGTTTACTTGCCTGGATATGCACCCGAGGATTACGAAAATAAACCTGAGGAATCAAGGCTCTCCCCACAGCATATATAATATGCACAGGCACAGTGTTTGCTGGGCTTCTTCCTCGATAATAGTATTTAAATAACTCCCATTCCTTAGAGCGCCCAAAGACTTCCTTATATCGGCGACCGAGCTTTATCTGGTCTTTCCAATATTGAATCCTTTGCTTAACTGTACCATCGGGTTTAATATCTTCTTTCATTACTATCCTTTCAGACTCTTATCTTTTACTTGATTGATATGCTCTTTGTGTCCATCCCTCATCCCTACCCCCAGGAAAATTTCCTTGATTCCCAATCCTACTTCTATATTCAGCTTTTATTTTTGGCATTGGCTTTAAACTAGATGTGTATTTACTTTTTTGCTTCTTTTTCTTTTTAAACCAATTAGCACTTCCAGGTATAAATTTTTTAATAGATTTAAAAAACATCTCCTCTGCATTATTCCCGAATTTCTTCCGATATGTCTTAAGTACTTTTTTCCCAGTCTCAGTAATGCCCATAGCGTCCTTTCAATATTTCAATAGTTGAAATTAATTCCAGTCTCCCAAATCTTCTAAATCCATGAAACCCATAAGCCGCGACTCGCTAGCTCCGATAGCCATGTCTTCTTTTTCTGCGGCGACTTGGTCTTTGAACACAGAGGTTGACTTATCCCTCCATGCCCATTTGAAAAATTCATCAGCTGAACCAACCACAGGTGCAAGTCCTTCCTGGACTTCAGGAGTCAAACTCACGCCCGGCTTAGCTACTTGAATTTGATAAGCCAGAGCATCCATTATATCTTTAGTACATACTGGAGAATTCGGTACATACTCACAAAATTCCTCTATAAAATCTTTATGCTCAGGCTTGCAATGTATAGCCAGGTTTGCAGCATAAGGTTCAAGTCCACGAATCCTAAGTTCCTTAGAAATCGCCGTGGATGTCTCAAGTTCTCTTATCCTCATCCAGCCCCGTTTCTCCATAGCTTTGCGAAGGAAGTGCACAAGTGCTTTTTGATAATAAACTGTTTCTATGCCCATCATCTCCGGTGCAAATAAATTCCAATGCTTATACAAAAGGTCGATTACGGTGCTCGGGTCAAATCGCCCTACATCATAATGAAGTACCCATACATTATTATTAGTATCCCATCCGCATGTTAGTATAACGCCCCGACTCTGTCTCCCTTTCCGCTTACTCTCTGTCCAGCCAGCTAAATCAACAGTAGTGAAAATGCGCATGATGTCTGGCAACTCGTCTTTAGAAGAATATTTCTGCAACCAATCGCCTTTAAAAAGCATTTCTTCCGGCGCAATCGGCTTGAGCAGATACTGAGTAGAAAACATATAAGGACCTTGAGCATCGTAAATCATTTTCAGCGCTTCTTGGTCATATACCTCAGGCCATGCAGGTTTACATTCTTTCCAATTTTTCCCTTCCTCCTCAACTACACACGAGAACTTGAATACTTCGTATGAGCTCTCGTTTCTCCAGATATAATCGACCAAGTCTTTCTTTGCCCATCTAGTTCCTGTGTTGTGTATATGCGTATGCTTGCCCGGTACGAGCAAAGAAGTTGCGAGTTTGTGCCAACCGATAGCTTTATCAATATCATCTTGCCCTGGTTGTAGCTCCTGGTCACTGAAATCATCTTTTTTAGCATAGATAAGATCATCTTCGATAATGAGGTCATAATGCCGTGAAGTCGAAGCACCACCAATCCCTGCAGCCTCAAAGGTACTTTCGGTAAAATTATCACTTCGTCGAATACATGCACTATCATCACTCCACTTCACTTTCTTAAAATGCTCTGGTATTACATCAGGAAATAATATCTGCATCGCCGTGTTCCGCTCATATGTTTGGCGAACAAGGTTTATCATTTTATTAGCATTAGATATAACATAGCTCGCGATCAAAACCCTCATATTCGGTCCAAGTTGCCAGAATTTTTCTTCCCAAGCTTTATAATAAGGATACTCATTTTCCTGAGTCCTATTCAAAGTAATCCATATCGGATAAGCAATACTACTAAGCCAAGTTTTAACAAAAGACCTAGGCATAGTAACTTGCTTTCTCCTAGATGGCTGGGATAAGAAATTGCAGAATTTGCCGTGCAATTCTTCCGCAATATCATCATACCCCATCACCGCCACCGCAAAGCTAAACAAATTACTCAAACACTTCTGCCTAAGTTCTAGCCTAACTTTTTCCGGCATCCTTGTAATGTCCATAATAGACTTCTTTCTCAAACGGTGCGCTACCGCGCTTGCTATTTCTCATGAATAACTTTAATTTTCGATTTAACATTATCATTACCATAGCCTAGTACCCGCTCAAATCGGTCAGCCATTTTTTCAGTAACTTCAATCGAGGTAACAGTTCTTTTAACTTCTGGTCTATATCCAGCTCTGTCAAGAATGTCGCTTGCGACTGAGTTCTTTACAAAGTCACTTCCTGCATTCTCAAGTAAAAAAGCCTTAGTTTCTATAGCTGTAGTAGCTAAGTCTTTAATTCTATTCTCAACAGGGTCGCCGGCTACTATCTCAGTAGCTTTCTTATCAATCACCGTACTCACAAACTCTTTCTTCCTCTCTGCACGCTGAGCAAGATACAAAGGGCTATTCATAATCACACTTATCCTAGACGGAGTTAAGCCAACCTCATCAGCAATTTTCCCGCGGCTCCAGCCACAAAGGTCATGTGCTATAATAAGCTGAATAATGCCACGGTCATGCTTCGGCTGTGCATTTTTATGACTCTGACTTTTCTCACTCTGAGGTAACATTATTTTCTCCTTCTGCCTCTTCCACTACTTCTTGGTTTAGGGTCTCCCTTGCTACCTACCCTAGGTGTTCCACCACAACTACCTTTTTTCGCTGCCATCTTATGCTCCTTCGCTTTGTAAAGAAAATACGGCGAAAACATCAGGACTATCCTTTTGCTCGCGCCGTACTCTAGAGTTCACTTCCCTAATCCGTCGACTAGGGCGGTTATTTCAATTTTTGGAATTTCTTATTTTCAACTTATTAAATCCTTTAAAAAAGTAAATTTTCCTCTACTATAATTATACCACACTTTTTCAATAAATGCAAGTTTTCGTATTCCTCGCATACTCCGAAAGCTCTGTACGGACTCGGACTCTATGGGCTGAAAATAGCTCTCTCACATAATTGGGCTAGTTAGTAATATGACATAACCCGTAGGGGGGGAGGTGGGGTATACTAGAGTTGTTCCTTATCCTTTAGCTTTATCTTTTTGCAACCGTAGCGTCGTAGACACCTTATAACTCCGTAGGAAAATTTCTGTAATCCTATGTTGTGTAAAGGTTTGCAAGTTTAGTTTAGAGAGAGAAGCATTTTATTAATTGATTAGTTAGTCTGCTTATCCTTGTACTTGTGCAAGTAAGTCAGGGTTTGCTTTGAGTAGCTTAAGCAAATTGCGGTCTGTTTTCCTTGACTGTTTGCGGTTCTCTTTTTCCTCTGGTGTTAAAGTGCGCTCAACACTATGTCCATTCGCCCTCTTTGTTGCTTCGTTAGAGTTGTTAGCACTATCCTCTTTCGAGGTTTGGTTGACCATAGATAAAATCTTGGTTTCTCCTATTTCGTCAATAGCTTCCTCGATATTAGCATAAACAGGAAAGCTATATTCGAAGCTGTGCTTTGAGCCGTCTTCTTTGAAAGTGTATTCTCCGCTAGATTTTAAACTTTTCATAGATTTATTCTCCATAAGGTTTACACTTCCCTCTCTAGTATAAGTATACCATAGTTTGGGAAAATTACAAGGTTTATTTTAAAATAGTTTTACAATAATTGAATTGCAAAGGTTTGGAGTGTTACTAGAGTTTGGATATGCTTAGAATGGCTAGAATGGGCTTTAAAGGGCAGTTTAAGGCAGTTTATTGAAATAGTGATAGTAAGGTATGGGTTTGGAATAATATAGGCTTAAACTTTGCCTTGTGGTTTGGATAAGTTGAAAAAATAGTTCCACGCCGAACTCCTTTAATTGCAGTAGGTTATGTCTATGCGTGGTGTTGCTATATACTATAAGTACAATTTGCGGGCATAACCTCTTTAATCGCAAGCACTTAAAAAAGATACAAAATACTTTTGCAAAGTGTCGAGAATTCCACAAATCTCGTTTATTTAGGGCATTGACTTATAATATTCTTTTTATATATATTTTTTAAGTAGAACCCAGAGAAATACGAGTTATGTGGAATTGATAAGACTTTTCATAAGTATTGCAAGCTCAATGATAGCAATAACTTACAACAGCATTTTAAAATGGACTACACAAAGCCTCATAACTCGTTTAATTGCAACAGTTTATGTGTGGAACTATTTTTCTGACTTCGTAAATATCTTTATAAAGAGTTATTAAATACTAAATAAATTGGTATTTAAAGCATTTGTGTGGTATACTATATATAAGGGATAAGATAAGTAATTTCAATGACTTACGGCAACAAAAATAAATTGGAGTTTGGTACGATTATTGAATTGAAATTATTGAAATTGCAATCCTTGTTTACAACAAAGGATATTAAAGACGGCGACAAATTGGAATGCTCGATTACGCACTAAACCACCACAAGATATTAAGGCGGGCATAAATGAATTATGAAAGGAGGTGAGAATAATGAGGAAATTGGAATGGATTGAGGATATGAAGAACAATGGATATGATGAAAAGGAAATTGAAGAAGCTTTGGAATTGGAAGAAATGATTAGATAGGGATTAAGTAAGCAAGCACGATAGTGCACCGATGATGACGACTTGTATCGAGGAAGATTAGATTACATTAAAAGGAGGAGGGAATAAAATGATGGGAGCAAGTTATAAGACTAAAAAAGAATTAAAAGAACATGTTGGGCAACCTCTTAGGTATGTTGAAACTAGTATGTTTGGGCAGGAATTTGAAGAGAATGGAAAATTCTGTGTTGTCGGTCCTAGTCCATATAATAGGAAATGGTATGCAGAGGTAATAATGGAAAAAGGCTTGATTAAAAAGGTTAAGTAGTAAATAAGGAAGAATTGATAATTCAAGTATTGAAATAATGAAAGAGGCTTGGTATGGATATAGAATATTGTGGTAATAGGTATAAACGGCTCAATTTCGAAAATGCTTACAAGCAATCAAAGGAAATAGGAGCTAACACAGGTAATTTGCTTGTGAAGATTGAAATGCTTAGAAATGGATTATTCTTCGCAACCTTCTTTAGTGAGCCTATGAGGAATAGCACAGGGGATAGTTTACTAGAACAGTATTTATTAAATGAGGAGACAGAACAATGACATGTGTATACAAGGATGCATATAATATGGATTGTGAAGATTGTCAGCGTAAAGGGGAATGTGGTGCAATGGCAATGTTATGTAAAGAAGATAGAACAAGTGAGATAAGAGGGCACATCGTTATCGGCAATAGCGGAGAAAGGAGAGAAGGAAATGAGTGAGCTAGTTATTAAGAGAGTAAGCTATGGCAGAGCAAGTACACCGAAAGAGAGTTGGGAATATAAGGCTAGCTTTACAAGTAGTGTAGGGACTAGGAAAGAGTGGGCGAAATTTGCAAAAGGGGAGCATTTGAAGACTTTAGTAATAGTAGAGCAAGATAAGAGCATAGAAAGGCAGGAGCTATGAATTACAAAGTTATCGGGGAAACAAATAATGGGCGGTGCTCATGTGGGCATAGGGTGCATAAGGGCGAGGTTTATATAATTGCCAGGCTTAAATTTGGCTTGAGAAGTATGTGTACTTGCTGTGGGAGTATTTACAAGACAATATCTATTAAAGCTAATCAAGTGAGAACACTTAGATAGGGGAAGATATAATGGGCGAAACTAAAATTATCAGTGCTAAGGCAATGTTCAGGGCAGATACAAGGGAAGAGCGAGCAGACGGGATTAAAGAGTTATTTGACGGAGTTATGAAAAGTGCAGAAGTATTTGATATTGACAAGTCTGAGATGATTACAACTTTTATGCTTAGCATGTGTAAAATAATCACGGAGTACTCGGATAGTAATTTGAAAGCGGGATATCTCATTTCCCGCATGGGAGAAGATTGGGTGAGGACAGCAGTCACGCATCCAAGTGTGCTTACAGAATTGGATAAAAAAGTGCTGGGTGAGAAAGGATTGCTATGAAAATAGATAAAGGACTTATGATGCTTAGAAGGAGCTTGCATCCTTATAATTGGAATAGGCTTAAAGAGAGCCTTTGGCTAGACTTGAGAAAGCCCTGGATAAGAATTTGTGGGCTTAACTGCTTAGGTAAAAGAGCCTGGAATTGGTTTTTCACAAGGATTGGACTAGGAAAGGAGGAAATTTAATTGATAGAGAATGGCGGGAAATATTACAAATGCCTTGAATGTAGAGGTTATCCAGCACGCATTGTGGAAAAACACTGTGGGCTACGCATTGAACTAGAATGGAATGGATTATTCTATGTTGAAGCTAAAAGAGACGGCGAAATTACTAGGGAGTGTCCTTTTTGTGGCTCAACCTTGGTAGATACTAGAAAGGAAGGGCAAGATGCCAAAATCGAGGGAAACAGTGACATCATTATCGGCACAAGTGAGCAAGCTCAAAACAAGGGTAAAGGAGCTGGAGAACGGGATACCAAGGGAAATGGTAACTCTTTACCAAGCACCTTCTCCTAGGATTGAGCCAAAAGTGATTAATTTTAATACTTTGAGCTATAGTCAGCTAGCTATGATAGTAAGAGGACTTAATCCTAGTACATTGATGAGGCTTGCTCAATCTGTGCACGGACAAATGTACAGGATATTAAGAGGAGAATGCTAATGAGCTTTATAATCGGGCTAAATCAAGAGCATGATAGTGAGTTAGTAATGGTTGGGGAGCTAAAGCACAGAAGTTCAGCGGAACGCATTATGCTTGAGCTTTTTCGCAAATATTCTGTAGACAGGGCGAGGGTTATCAAGGTAAATCTTGCTGATGATAATCCGATAGAAAGATTTAACGAAACAGCTTGCTTGCAAAGGCTTTGTAAGCACAAGAATAAGCAATATACATTTGCACATCAGCTTATTTGCACAGACTGTATGTTGCATATCCGGGAATTTGACAAGGAAACTATTGAAGCCGAGGTATTGAAAGCTAACGAGGACAAAGAGGAGCTAGAATTTAGTGCAAGTTGGAGATGAGATTGTAAATGAAACTGGAGAAATAGCATTGGTTCATATTATGCTTGGTGATGAGGCAGTTGCTAAGAAGAAAGATGGGAGCCTGCTTACATTTAAGCTAGGCTCTGGCGATTGGCTAGTTTTTAAAAGCAAGCTGATTGAATTTAAGAGCGTGATTGATGGCTTAAGTGTCGAGCAATTGCAGGAGCAGTTGGCTAAGCTTAGGAGTAGTAGAGCCGGAGCGGTTATTAAAAAAGGAGGGCTGAGAGCTAGGAGGCAAAGTGAGCCAGCACTTTCTAAAGCAGACAAGGAGCTTATGCAGAAATTGAAATCGCTAACTCCTGAGCAGATTAAGTTATTAAAAGCTAGAGCAGGGGTAGCTTAAATTATACTTGCTCGCCTCCACGCCTCCTTCCTCGAGAATGTGGTTGGCGAGCTAGCCCCACCTGTGCTTGGCTACAACTTAGTGTAAAACTAGTCGACGTCTACCCCTAGGATTAGACTTAAGCCATGGTTGGTTTCTAGGATTGCAAGCGAGCACAGGACGCACTTATATATAGGAAATTAGTTAATTCAATAATTGAAATAATGGGAGAGCATAATGAAAGAGTCATATATTCCTGAGCTACTAGAATTTATATTTAATAAGCTAGTTGTATTTATAGCTTTAAGCATAGTATTTATTGTGATTACATTAACAGCATTGAGAACATTAGGAGTGCAAATATGAAGCGTAAGCCATTTACATACACATTCGGCGAGTTGATTGATAGACTGTCGATTGTGAGCAAGAAAGACCTGTACAAGCTTAAAGGAGCACGGGAAGAGCTAGATACTATTATGAAATGGATGGAAGATAAGGGTATGAACCCATACCTTCTACTTAGCATTATCAGGATTACTCAAGCCAACGCTTCTATTTGGGAAATGGAGCATCAGATGAGAATTTGTGATGAGCAATTTAATGATGCCGAGGTAGGGAAAAGAGCGAGAATGATAAGAAAGGAGAATATTACTAGGATTAGGTATAAAAATGAGCTGGATAAAGGAATGCATGTTGAAGAGAAAGTTAAGCATCTGAGTGAAGAGATTTATGAGAATTATTATGAAGAGGATTAAAAACTGATGGTCAATCAGGTGCTGTGGGCACCTCGTTATCTCCCTATCGGAGCTAGCTGGGGAGGCAAGCAATTGCTGAGGATAACCACATTAAAAACCTGGGGTGAAACTGATGGAGGAATACCCTACCTCCGTCTCCAAATTTAGAAAGGCGAGGAGGTGACTAGCATGACTATATTAATGTCATTTGGTATTTGGCAGTTTGTAATTGTTATTTTGAAAGCTTTGTTGTTTTAACAATGGAAGCTAAAAGAAAGGCGAGAAAATGAAAGTAAAAGTAACTATTGTATTAGAAGCTGATGACTTTGGTTGCATGGGCGGTTTAGCTCACGAAGTCAGTGATGCATTAAGAAGAGAAAATAGAACAGGATTAGTAGAAAAAGTTGACGGCGATAAAGCTAACTGGAAAACTAGTTACAAGAAAGTATAGGGGAGGTGATAACATGTGCAAACTATGTTCTGTGTATAAAGATAGTCATGCATCAATAGTGTTTAAAGAAGTAAATGGGTTTGACCAAAGTATTTCAGCACCAGGATTACTTGGCTTTAGTTATAAGTTTTGTGCTGAATGTGGGACTAAATTGACTGGGGATGATTGGGAAGAGTTAGTTAAGCAAGATGAACAGAAAAAATTTGATGAGGAGGTACCGTTCTGATGTTTAAACCTATGTTAGCAGTAGCACCAGATGACATCACCGATGTCAAATTGCCGGTTTATGCAAGTACTAAGCTTGATGGCATCCGCTGTCTATTCATTGATGGCAAAATGCTAAGCCGAAGCCTTAAGCCTATTAGAAATGGCTATCTTCAACAGAAATATGAGCCACTTAAGCAATATAGTAAAGACTATAATGTAATCCTAGACGGCGAACTTTATGGGCATGGCATGACATTCCAGCAGATTTCTAGTGATGTCATGACCACATATAAGCAGACTGACCAGAGATTAAGCTATTGGGCATTTGATTGCATAGTGGAGGAAGACTATGCAATGCCTTTTTATGCACGATTAGCTAACTTAATAAAGATAGTTAATATAGTACTATGCCCGATAGTTTATGTAGACCAAGAGCTGGTGAAGACACATGAGGAGATAACAAAGCATTTTGAGACAGTTCAAGAGTCAGGTTATGAAGGACTCATTCTTCGCCCAAGTAATAGCAGATATAAGCAAGGAAGAAGCACAGTCAAAGAGGGGCTTATGTTGAAAATCAAGCCTTGGCATACTTGGGATGCTCGCATAGTCGGCATTATCCAAGAGACCGAGGTAGACCCAGATGCTCCTAGAACCACTAATGAGCTAGGAAGAAGTGTTACGAGTAAAAAGCAAGATGACCGAGTGCTTATTGAAAGAGCTTGTGCTTTCTTAGTTACTTATGGTAATCAAATGGTAAAGGTTTCCCTTGCTATGACTCAGCTTGAGCGGGAAGAAGTTTGGGAGAATAGTAAGGACTATCTAGGCAAAATGATTGAGTATAAAGGGATGCTAGTGGGGAGTAAGAATGTTCCTCGGCATCCAATTTTTGTACGATTCAGGGAGGATAAAGAATGATACCTAACTGGCTCACAGGGGCGAATTTTCAAAAAGCATTACTCATTGCCTACACTCTCATATGTGTACTCTACTTAAGCGAGAAGAATTATGGCAAAGCTCTATATTGGTTCGGGGCTTTGATAATTACTTTTAGTGTGCTTGTAATGAAATGAGAAGCTAATGATACTATTTCTAATATTTGCAGTTTATATGCTTATCTGGTTTTTATTCTTATGCTGGATAGCTAGAAAGCTGGATAAGTATTTATGAGGGAGAGAGTAACAAAGTGAAAAAGAAAGGGGAGGTGGAGTAATGAAAGAAGAAAAAAGATGGTTTATAACTAAAGATGGGAAAAGTGTTAATTGGGTACAATCTTATATTAGAAAAAATATTAGCTATGATAATGGTACTAATCATTGCGTTGTTGCTATGGACAATAATTGTAATTACCCTGACGCATATGGATGCAGAATTGAAGAAGTTAATATTAAAGATTTTTTCAACTCAGTAAAAGAGGCACAAATGGAAATTATTAGGCGAGAAAGATTCGTTTAACAAAGGAGTAACAAAGTGAAAAAGAAATATAGAAAGAAACCAATAGTAATCGAAGCGATAATATTTGATGGAGAGAATTTTAAAGAGTGTAGAGAGTGGATAGGTGAAGATAACTATGATAATACATTAAAATACCCAAACATAATAACATCTGAAGGGGTTATGGCGGTGAACAAAGGTGATTACATTATCAAAGAACCATTTGACAAAGAGCGAGGGTTTTATCCTTGTAAGCCAGATGTGTTCAAAGCTACTTATGAAGAAGTAAAGGAGTAAGTGAAATTTTTGGAGATTTAGATAATATTTTACAATACTAAGGGGGTGAGTATGAACAGGGAACAGGCAAGGGATTTTATGAGTCATGGAGTTGATGGGTGTATTGATGAAAATTGTAAAGTTTGTGAAGCAACTAATTTCATCTTAGACCGAGAGCAAAAATTAACAGAGAAGTGCGAGAGGTTGGAGAAAGACATCCAAGAGCGTAAAGCACAAAGAATAGCTTATGCAAGTGAATTTAATGGAGATGAAGGTGCAATACATCAGGGTATAAGAAATCTTAAGACTAAGATTGCTCAACTTGAAAAG